ACAGATAGACTCAGGACTCACATCACCACATTTTGTTACTGATAAAGATAAACAAGTTGCAGAGCTTGATAATCCGTTAGTATTAATAGTATCTTCAGAAATACCTAACATACGTAAAATACAAATAGTATTAGAACATGTTATTAAAAATAAGAGATCATTACTAATAGTTGCTCCAGTAGATCAACAAGTTAAGGCTGCTTTGCTTATGAACAAAGTAAAAGGTAATATAAAGGTAAATATAGTTGACTTACCAGGCTTTGGTCCCACTAAGCAAGACACAATAGCAGATTTAGCTTTTTTATGTGGAGCGACAGTAATAAACGAACAACTAGGTGATGATCTTGATTTAATAGATGTTAGTTGTTTAGGTGAGGCACACACATCTATAACAAACGAAAGAAACACCGTGTTAACTATAGATACTCCTCACGAGTTGATGGATGAAAGAATAGAGAGTATAAGAAAGTTAATAAAAAAAGAAAAAAACCCGTTTATTAAGAAAAAACACCAACAAAGACTAGCTATGCTAAATGGTAGCGTTGGGGTTGTTAAAGTAGGCGCAAACTCTAAAGTTGAGATGAAAGAAAAGAAAGATAGAGTTGAAGACGCAATATATGCTACTAAGGCAGCTTTAAAAGAAGGTATAGTATCAGGTGGTGGTACAGCTTTGTTAGATGCATCGCAAAACTTAAAAGCTGAAAATGAAGGCGAAAAAATATTGTTTAAAGCAATACAATCTCCATTTCACACTATACTTGATAATGCTGGTTTAACACAAGTAGCACCAAGACCACAAAAAGGTTTAGGTGTTAATGTTGTAACAGGTGAAGCTGTAAATATGGTAAAGTCCGGTATAATAGACCCAGTACTTGTTACTAAGTCAGCGCTTAAAAACGCGGTTTCTGTTGTGAATACTATAATATCAGCTGATTGTGTAATTTCAAATATAAGAGTAAATGAAAGCAATCAATAGATATATAATTATAAAAAACATAAAAACCGAACAAAAGAAAATTGGCGGTTTAATTATGACGGAAAATACAGATGTAGATAACCGTTATATAAAAGCAAAAATAATATCGTGCGGTAATTTAGTTGAGGGATTAAAAGATGGTGACACGATATATTACGATAAACACGCTGGACACGATATCTCATGGAAGGAAGAACTATATATGGTTATTCAAGATAGAGATGTTGTTCTAGTAGATTAATCCAAAACCAAAAACCAACACCTTAAACTTAAAAACAAAAACAAATTATTAATTAAAAAAAAACAATTATGGAAAAACCTAAAATTTTAGAATTTGTCAAAGTTGCGTCCTCTGAAGGAATTGCTTCTAATGATGCAAACGATAAGTATTTTGTTCCAGCTGACAAAATATTAATGTTACAAGCTTCGGATGCTAATACTTTAAAGATACATTTAAAAGCTGTTGCTGGTACTACTAATGATACGGTTGGTGATAATATTACAATCACTGCAACTGGATTAGCTGAATCATACGGAGATGAAATAGCTAACTTACTTTATGGTAACATGTCTAGTAAGTATGGTGGTGCAGTACCAGTTATAGATAAAGATTTCTTTACTGGTAAAATATCAGCTCTAACATTAACCGCAGTATAATAACTTAAAAATATATTAACATGACAAATTATCCAAACATTTTAAAAATAAGAAAATCAGCAACTGTTTGTTACTGGGTTCCTGGAACAGAAGTTGAAATGATCGAGACAACAGATGCAGACACGCTTAAAATAAGACTATTAGGTACTGCAGATGATTTAGCTTATGACTCAATAGATATCACAGCAGCAGGTAAAGCTACTCTTGTTGCTAGAGATATAGCAAATTACATACAAGGCAAAGGTAAAGTTGTAGGTGTACTTAACGTTAACGCGCTTCACAACGTTAGTGCTGCTGGACTTACTGCTGCTTAATCTTGAATGAGATTAACCGCGCAAGATCTGCGTGACATGAATATCCTTAAGTATTACAGGCTCACTAGAAAGTGGGTCTGTAAAACTTACGGGTTAAAAGATGCAGATTTAGAATTATTAATTTATTTAGATTGTAAAGAAAGATTTACACGGCAAGAGTTTATAGATGGTACTTATACATATTCATGGGATAAGAATCGTTGGGAAAGACTAAGAAGAGACGGGTGGATAGAAGTGTGGAGGCATAGAAATAGAACTAGTATTAAATATTCTGTGTTTAAAACTTCTTTTAAATGTTCTCAAATAATTAGTAGAATATATAGAATACTTTTAGGCGAAGAAGACATGCCTATATCAGAAAGAAGTATTTTTTACAATAATAAATCATATACAGATAAAGTTTATAATAAAGCTATTGACGATATGATAAAAGATAAAAATAGATAATATGGGATATAAAATGAGCGGTCCAAGTTTGTACAAGAGTTTATATAAAAAACCTGTTGGGCCAAGAGCAACGCAAAAACCAGTAGATCACATGAGTAACACTACTTTGGATGAAATGTATCACAACAAAGCAGCAAATCTTACAGAAGGAACTATTGAAGAGCAACGTAAGTTAAGAGAAAAAAACAAAAACAAAAATAAAAAATCTGGACCTCCTAAAAAAGGGCCTTGCTGGAAAGGTTATATGATGGTTGGAACAAAAAAGAAAGGGGGTAGAACAGTGCCTAACTGCGTGCCAAAAAAATAAATAATATGGGATATAGTAAAACAAGAAGAGAAAGAGGAGCGCCTATGAAACGTAATTTTGGTATCGGCGCACCAAATACTGATGAAACAGTAGGTTACGTAGACCCTAGTATAAATGCTGGTGTTAATAAAGACAACGAAACTACAACTACAACAACACCAACAGTTACGACGCCTGAGCCAACTTATCTAGAAAAAGAAAATATAAACCCAGATGGAACAAAAACAATTGAGGGTAGAAGAGACGGTTTAACAGGAGGTTTACTAGATAACTGGATTAGAAAAAATCAAGGTAAGAGTTTTTTAGAAGTTTTAAAATTAGATAAAAAATCAAGAGAAGAAAGAAAAAACAAAAAAGAAGAAGAAAGAAAAATAAACCTTGCAAATGCTAATAAAGCAATAGAAGATGGAACAGCTACTCTTAAACAAATAAAACTGGTTGATAAAAACAAAGAGAAAGAAGAAAAAAAGAGAAAGAAAGAAATAGAAAGATTAAAGAAAGAAAAAATAAAAATTGCTAAGTACAATAAAAGAAAAAGTAAAAGAAAAGCATAATGGGTTTTAAACTAGGATCAGAAATAGGTAATCAAACTACAAGTGGTGAGATTAGAAAAAAGATGCAATTTGGCAGAAAAGCCGGTGGTGACGCATCTATTCCTGGTATACCTGTTATTAGAAAAGATCTTGGAAAAGGAATAAGAGGCGAAGCAAATATGGATGGTACTATATTTCTTAGTAACGAGCTAGAGCCTGGTAGTGCTGAAGAAAGAGAGGTCCTAATGCATGAGGTTAGACATATAACTGACATGAGAATAGGTAAATTAGTTTATGAAGACGATTACGTACAATGGAACGGTAATACTTATAAACGACAAGACATAGAAGGTAAGGATATGATTAAGTTTGAAGGTAATTGGATCCAAGCTGGAAGTACTGAGCTTCCTTGGGAGCTCGAGGCAAACAATGGTAACGAACATTAAATTAAAATAACAAAACAATATGGCAACATTAACACCAACATTAACACTTGCTAGTACTGACATTTCAACTAGCGAGACATTAAACTTAACATTAACAGATGCTTTAACGGTAGATGGACCTGTAGAAACTAAAAGAATGGTAATTGATTCTTCAGCTACAGATCTAGCAACAACCAACACAATACTAGCAAACGCTTCTTACAGTAAAGCGTATATATTACTATATAATACGTCTACAGCTGGATCAGGTGAGATTGTAACAGTGGGTGCGCCAGTAGCGTCTGGTGGAGAGAACGATGAAAACTTACTGGCTACAGGGTGGCAATTATCTTTAGCACCAGGTGAGTTTGGATTTTTCCCTTGGGAATCAGATGTAGATTTAGCGGCGGATGCTTCTTCTGGAACACCTGTTTTAGAAATAAGAATATTCCAAAAAGACGCATAGTAATAACAATAAAATAATAACAAAACATGGCAACATTAACAGGAACATTAACATTGGTGAGTACGGATGCGTTCGCTCATCAACCAATAAGCATATCAACTAACAAAGCCCTTGCGGTAGAAGCTCCTTATACGGATTTATCTAGAGTTGCAGCTCCAATTGGTTCTGATAAAGAATTACATCCAGCTTCTGGCTCAGATGTACTTTACTTTTTCGTAAGAAACACTGGAATACAAGCTTCTAACGGAGCTAGTGTAGCACACACTGTAACAGTAAAAAACGCTTCTGGACAAGCTATAGGTACTCTTGGAGCTGGAGAATTTTTATTTATACCAGTAACTGCTGGCGCAGGTCTAGAGGTAAGAACAACTTCAGGAGCGGCTGTATTCGTTGAGTACTTATATTTTACTAAGGACGTAAGTTAATAACTAAATAAAAATAAAAATATGGCAACACCATTTAAAATGAAAGGTATGGAGTTCGGAGAAGGAACTGACAGACCTAATAAAAACGGGGCAATGTATAAATCAAAGCACAAAGGAGGAGCACCAGATATGAAGACTGGTAAGTATGCACACAGCTTTGAAAAAGGAGCACCAATGTATGAAAAAGAAGGTGCACCTATGTACAAAAAAGAAGGGGCACCAAAATATAAAAACGATCAACAGCGAATGGCTGTACACGCTAGTAAAGCTGATGGTGGTAAAGGAGCACCTAAATTAGTAGGAGGTCAACACAAGTTAGATAAAAACAAAGATGGTGAATTATCTAAAGTTGACTTTGATATGATGAACGAATAATATGTTAGATAAATTATTCGCAGGTGGCGCTGCTGATCTTGTAAAAAGTGTCGGTGGCGTTATAGACGGTTTACATACCTCTAAGGAGGAAAAGTTAGCTGCAGAGCAAAAAATAAAAGAGCTTATAGCTAATTACGAGATTGAAATGGAAAAAAACATTACGGCTCGCTGGCAAGCAGATTTAAAATCAGACTCATGGCTTAGTAAAAATGTTAGACCTATGGTTTTAATATTTTTAATCGTATGCACAATGCTTTTAATATTTATAGACGCAGGTGCTATAAAATTTGACGTAAAAGATACTTGGGTTGATTTATTACAATTAGTATTAATAACTGTGATCGGTGCTTATTTTGGCGGTAGATCATTTGAAAAAACAAAAAAATAATATGGGATTAAATTCAACAGAAGTAAGTTATGGCTTTGGCCAAATGGGTAGTGGTCATTTAAAAACCGCTACTGATTTTTACGCTCCTACAGGTAAAGTAATAGTTGCTATCCAAATGTTAGAAAATATTAAGTTTCACGGCACTAATGGTTTAGTAGCTGATGATTCTTTTGTAAAAGTTACAACTAATGCTTCAAAAGAAGATGGCGTTGCTTTTATAGGAACTCAAGCGCAAGTATTACCTAACGGTGAAGATGATGATGGTGATGCTGTTACTTCGGCTGCTATAGTTAATACAGTAGAATTTCCAAAAGGATTAACTATATATGGCAGATGGACAAGGTGTAAATTATCTACTACTTACACTCATGGTATCATAGTGTATTTCGCTTCAAAAAAATAATATGTTAGGTTTAGGTGTAGGATTTTATAAATTAGCGGGCAATGAATACGTAAGCGGAGAGTTACCTAACAAGGCGGCTTTTTACTTTGGCGGTTCTCATTACTATCATAGTAATTATACTGGTATAGTAGATAATTACGGAATATATAACTTTGGAGCAAACCCTAACGCAACAGGTTACGGCTTTAGTTTTTGGATGAGACCAGATGATGGTAGACCAGCATCAAGTCAAGTTGTAATGGATTACACTGTAAACGCTTCTAACAATTTTCAACTTGTACTTCAGTCAGATGGTAAACTTGCGATAGATACTTATGCAAACGGATCAAAAGGAAGTGTTACTTCTACCAGCACCGTGTTTACAAATGGTGCTCAAAGTTGGAAGCATATAGTTATAACTGCGGCAAGCGAATCAGAGGAAGAAAATATAGCTTTTGGTTTAAGAGTAAATAATTCTAATGTTGGGTTTGGTGAATCGTCTTTATCAAGTAGTAATGCTATTAACTTTTCAACAACTGGTACTAATCAATATTTTGGAGCAAATGCTAGTGGTGGTAGTGGTTATACAGGTTATTTAGATGAAATAGCTTTTTATAACACTGCGATTGGTCTAGACCACATATCTAACCTATATAACAGTGGTAATGGAGCAAATCCTACGACTTTAAGCCCTGAACCAGTACTTTGCTGGAGAGGTGAAGAAAACTTTGTAGACTCAGCAAACGGTCAAGGACCGGGAACAAATAGTGGTGTTACTTTTGAAACTGATCCTGACGAGCTAAAAACTTTAGTATAAACAATTAAATTAAATAAAATGGCAAAGAAAAAAGAACAGATTGTAGACTTAAAACCAGAAAAAGTCACAGAAGAACAATTAACTGAAATACAAAAAATAGTATTTAAAATAGAGAAACTTCATATGACCATTGGTCAGTTAGAATCTAAAAAACATGCTAACTTACATATTCTCGCTGGTGTTAATGATGAAATGAATATAATGCAAGAGAAATTACGTAGTGAGTACGGTACTAATGATATTAATATTAGCGACGGTAAAATAAATTATTCAGAAGATGGCGAAGTTAATAAGAAAGATTAGTATAGGTAAAGACTACAAGAATGATGCTATGCATTATGCTGTTGGTCAAGAAGTTTACGGCGGTCACACTATTTGTGATATATTAGAAGAAGAAGATAAATATTCTATTTATATTAAAAAAAATAAAGACGTGTTACCTTGGAAAGACTTTAATAAAAACATGGCAGTAAGTGTTGAATATAATTTAGAGTATTAATAAATGATAGAATTTTTAAAACACGCAACAGGTATGTGTGGAGAACCGCATCCTAATTTATTTTGGTTAATAGTGTTTGCACCTATTGCAAGTTATACAATTGCAACTATTAAAAACAAAATAAAAAAATGAAGAGTGTTTACAACTTTGTTGTAACACCAAAAGGAAACAGATATAATAATACTAAAAAAGTTGATAATGGAGAATTAATCTTAAACACTGAGATTAATAATCATCAATATATAAATAGAGAAGCAATTGTTATATCAACACCTATTATTGGTGAGACAGACATACAACCTAGTGATACTGTTATAGTACATCATAATGTTTTTAGAAGATGGCATAATGTAAAAGGTATAGAAAAGAATAGTAGGTGTTTTTTTGATGAATCTACTTATCTTATAAACCACGATCAAATTTTTTTATACAAAAGAGATGATAAGTGGATAGCTCCAAAAGGTTATTGTTTTGTAAAGCCTTTGAAAGCAAAAAATTCACTTAATGTGGGTTTAGAAACACCACTACAAGGTATTGTCAAATATTCAGATGGTACAGTAAGTGTTGGTGACTTGGTTGGTTTTAGACCAAGTAGTGAATATGAATTCGTCGTTGATGGCGAAAGACTATATAGAGTTTTATCTAAATTTATTACAATTAAATATGAATATCAAGGAGACGAAGAAGAATATAATCCAAGCTGGGCGAAAAGCGGTTGATGAGTTAATTAAAGTTGCTGAAGAAAAAATTATAACTAATACAGAAGATGATGTTTCTGCTGATAGATTAAAAAACGCAGCAGCTACTAAAAAACTAGCTATATTTGACGCATTTGAAATACTTAACAGAATCCAAGAAGAAGAAAACATTTTAGAAGGTAAAGAACCTGGACAAAAAAAAGATAGAGTTTTTAAAGGATTTGCAGAAGGAAGATCAAAATGAGTTACGAACAAACACTAATAAAAGTAGTAGAACCTATTAAAAAGACTACTATAAACAGACTTAATAAATCTAAAAAATGGAAATATGGATACAATAAAGAACATGATATCGTGGTTATCTCTAAAACTGGACGTATTGGACAAGTGGTGGAGATACAAAATCTGCAAATTGGGTTGCCAAGTCAACCGAAATCAGTGTACGTGCACCCCAAAAACAAATGGGTAAAATTTGAACAACCAAAAGAACTAGCAAGATTAAAAAATATATTTGATTGGAGATCATATCCTGAAGAGCAAAAAGAACAGTGGTATGATTATATAGACGAAGAATTTAAAAGAAGAGAAGAAGGTTTTTGGTTTATGAATAATAATAAACCAACTTACATAACAGGTACGCATTATATGTATTTACAGTGGAGTAAAATAGATGTAGGTGCACCTGATTTTAGAGAGGCAAATAGAATATTTTATATATTCTGGGAAGCTTGTAAAGCTGATAAAAGAAGTTATGGTATGTGTTACCTTAAAAACCGTCG